ACAACGTGGCGCCGGCCGCGTCGGTCAGGCAGTAGTCGATCGTCACGGCGGCGCCGACCCAGGCGGTCGGATCGATCGCGCCGGTGGTCGGCGAGAGGGTCAGCTCTGCGATCCTGGCCGCCCCCTCCTCAGCGGTGATCGAGATCTGGCCCGTCAGCCTGGCGGACACGTCGGTGCCCCCGAGAGAGACGGAGACCGACCACAGGTTACCGCTGGTGGCGACGGTCTGGCGCAGGGGCAGCGTTGCCTGCGCCTCGGCGGTCACGCTCTGGGCGATCGGCAGGGTGGCGCTCGCCGTCGGGTTGGCGACAGTCTGAGCGAGCGGCAGGGTAGTCGGCGCCGGGGCGAACAGATCCGCTTCGAGCCCGCAGAGGGCATAGACCGCGGCAATGATCCGCTGGGGCACTAACAGGGCAGCCGAGGGTGTCGCGTTGGCCGAGACCGCGGCGGTGAAATTCAGGCCAGTGCGCAGCGCGGCCGAGGTCGAGGCCGACGCCGAGACGTCGGCCTGGAAGTTCTCGCCCGCGAGCTTGCCGGATACGGTGGCGGCAACGCTGACAGAGCTGGCCAGGCCGGCTCCGATCCGCAGCCCGGCGCTGACAGTGGCCGCCGCCGAGACGCTGGCGCCCAGCCCCGCATCGGCGTCCCATGCGATAAATCCGCTTGGTGGGGTATAGCTGACCGTGCCGGCGGTAAAAGATCCGACATATTGCGTGCCGGTGCTATCGTAAACAAGTAATCCTAAAACGTACCAGGTCGATCCGGTTGTGAACGTGACAGGAGCGTTTGTCCCTGCTGCCGGGTCTCCCTGCATCCAGGTCCCGTTCTTGCCGAACCAGAGTTTCCCAGCGTCGAAGTCAACCGCAATCTGTAGCCTGTCGTTGACCGTGCTCCATGCCGTCAAGCTTCCTAGACTATCGTCACCGGAAGATGTGTGCTCGGTGACACCTCCACCTTGCTGGATATGGAAGCTGTTTATCTCATAGTGATCGCAATAGTCGGTGGTTGTTCCTGCAATTCCAGCCGCTGAGCCGTTGTTGGGTATCTGCGTGACCTGTATTTCAACATACCGCTTGCCGGTGCTGTGGCCTTGTGCGCTGAGTACAGTGGTAAAGTCATACGGTGGTGCGCTACTTTGAGTAGCGGTTCGGTCGCTATTGGATAGCGTCGTGCTGGAGCACTTCTTAGTGCTATCCCACGGCACGGCTACGCCTCCTCAGCCTCGATGGTCCACGCCCACTCGCCCCGGTTGCGGTCGAACTGCACGCTCGGGGGGCTCGCGTAGACCGTCAGCTCGGGCCAGTAGCGGGCCTCGTACCAGGCCGTGCCCGAGACCACGCCCAGGGTAGCGACGTGGCCGACGACCGTGCAGGAGGTGGCTACCGCCGAGGCGCCCCCGGCCGGGATGGCGAAACCCGTTGGGGCGTAGCCGCTGTCGGTGCGCCGGGCGCTCGGGAGCGTGATCACGTTGCTGGCGGAGCGGATGGACCTGGGCGCCGCGCAGCGCAGGGTCAGGATGCCGGAGTATGTGAGCGAGGTCAGGCCGTCGGGCAGCCAGCCGGTGCCACTGATGACGGTGCGCAGCTTGGTCCAGTGCGTCTGCTGCAGCGCAGCCCCGCTCAGCATCCGGCGCCGCGCCACGCCGCCCAGGACCTCGTAGCTCTGGCGCACCTCGTTGCCGGCAACGAGCGGGATCTCGATGCCGCCGAGTGTGATGGTGCTGCTCATTTCTTGGCCCCTCGCTTGAGCGCCTCATCGGCGAGCGTCTTGGCGACGTCGCCGCTGGTCTGCCCGCCCGCGGAGTACGTGGAGCCGTCGGGCAGCGTGATCTCGGCGTATACCGGCACCCGGATCGGGTTGGCGGAGGCCGCGGCCTGGATCTTGTCGCGCACCACCGGCAACTCTGCCAGGGCCTGCTCATAGGTCGTGGTGATCGGGATCTGCGCGCCCTTGCCGGCCAGGCGCTCGCCGATCTTGGCGCCGAGCTGCTCCACCTGGGCGGTCAGGCCGCCGAGCACCAGCTCAGATTCCCTGCCCGCGGTAGCCATCTGCTCGACCAGGGTGCGCGCCTTCTCCGCGCCCTTCAGCGCCTTCTCGGTGTCGCCCGCGGCGAACGCGGTGCGGGCGGTGCTGATGGCGCCGGCAAAGTCGAGCGTCGTCAGCTCGCCCGCGGGTTTCTCCGGGCCGGCGCCGATCTTCTCGCGGGTGCCCTTGAGGCCCTCCTGCAGCTTCGCCAGCGAGGTGGTCAGCTCGCGGGCGCTGGTGCCGCCCTTGGCGAGCGCCCCGGCGATCGCGTCGCCCGCGGTCTTGGCCGCCGGCTGCAGATCGAGCAGGCGGCGCTCGACCTCGGCAATGTCGAAGCGCACCTCGCCGAGCGCCTCGCCTGCCTGCTTGCGCTGCTGCGCCTGGCCGGCGCCGCGGATCCCGGTCTCGGTGCGTGGCGCCGAGGCGATCCGGGCGAGACGCTCCTCCTCCGCCCGCAGCTCGGCCAGCTGGCGGGTCAGCCCCTGGACGTCGGTTCTCCGGGTGACGTCCTGGAGGCCGTCGAGCCAGCGGCTGATGGCGTCCACCGCGCCGCCGATGGTGGCCGAAAAGCCGGCGATCGCGTCGTTGACGCCGCTCTGCCCGATCTCCCGGGCCAGCCGGCTGAAGGAGTCGCCGAGATTCGAGAGCGCCCCGTCCAGGGTGGCGGCCCGGCGCTCCATCGCACCACCGAACTCGACCTCGCCGATCCGGCGCAGATAGCCCTCGATGTCTGCCGCCGACTTCGCCACCACGCTGGTGACGCCGCGGAAGGTCAGCGCGACCTTGTTGCCCTGCTGCTCGGCCCGGATCCCGAATTCCTTCAGGCGCTCGAACTCGCCGGTCGTGGCGTCGGCCACCGCCTCGACGAACTGCTCGAGGCTCTTGCCGGTCGCGCTGGCGGTGTTGCCGTAGCTGGTCAGCGCCTCGATCGAGGCGTCGAGCCCGAGCGACTTCAGGCGGATGAACGCCTGCGTCAGCTCCTCGACCGAGAACGGGGTGCGGCTGGCGAAGTCCTCCAGGCGGGCGAACGCGGCCTGGCCGGCGCTGGCCGAGCCGGTGACGGTCGATAGCGCCGCACCGAGCTTGGCAAACTCGCGATTGACCGAGACCAGGTTGGCGACCGAGAGGCCCGCGGTGACACCGGCCAGCAGCCCGGGAAGGCCGGAGAAGGCGCCGCGGATGGAGGCCGCCACGCCCGAGAACGCGGACTTGATGCGGTTGCCGGTGCTCTGGGCCTCGGCCTGGATGCGCCGGAACCCGGCGGAGGCTTCCGCGCTGTCGACCCTGAACTTGACCGCGACTTCGCGCATCCTCAGTCCTCCGCGAGTGCCCGCCAGATCTGGCGCCAGTTCTCCGCGTCGACCTGCGCGGCCCGCAGCAGCAGCAGCCGGTCACGGTCGCGTCGGCGCTCCTCCGCGGCCACCGCCATGGCCAGGACCTGCAGCTGGTCGAGCGTGTAGCCGGCGACCTCGCGCAGCGGATGGCCGGCGGCCACCAGACGCGCGATCAGCTCAGGCCAGCGAACCCCTGCTCGACCCGTGCCAGCGCCTGGGCGATCGCCGGGGCCAGCGTCCGGGAGAAAAAACGGCCGTTGACCTCGATCACGGCGCCGGCCAGGACCACCAGGTCCTCGGGCGCAAGGCCCCAGAGCCACTCGGGATCCCGCCCCGTGGCGATCGCGATCGCCTCGACCACGACCTCCGTGTGGCGGGCGATGGCCATGACGTCGCCAACGTCGACGCCCTGCAGCGGCCCCATGGCCCGGGTGAACGGCCCCAGCTGGCGCAGCGTGAGGGGGCGGATCTCGACCGCCTGCCCAGCGACCGTGACGGTCGCCGGCAGGGCCTGTCCCAACGCGCTCTCTAGATCGGTCACTGGGCGATCCGGACGTCGAAGTACTTCGAGCCGGTCGTCTGCAGCGAGTCGCTGAGGACCTCCGCGGAGACCTCCAGCCCGGCGAACTCGTCGCTGATGAGCCCGAGCGCCGCGACCGGCGCGAACTTCACCCGGTGCAGCGTGACCGAGACCGGCTTGCTGCTCCTGGCCTCGTTCAAGCCGTCGAAGTAGAGCTTCCACTCGACGCCGCTGTTGACCAGCGCCTCGACCTGGTCCTCGGCGACCGGGGTGTACGACACCAGCAGCGTGTCCCCGTCCGCGATCGTGCTGCCGGCCAGGATCTCGATGCCGGTCGGGCGCACGACGTAGTCGGTGCCGGCCGTCTTGGTGGTCGACGGAGACACCTTCACGACCACTGCGCTGCCAGTGTTGATCAGCCGGTTGGTGGTGATGAAGCCTTCCTTCGCGGTGGACAGCTGGACGCTGGCGTGGGACTCATCGGTGATGGCGGTCAGGCTGGTGGTAGCGGTGTTGCTGCCATAGAGCGCCTTGGCCAGGTTCTCGCCGTTGACGTCGTGCATCGTGATGTTGGCCTTCACCGCCGTGATGCGGCTCAGGCTGTTGGCTTTGCCGCCGCCGGCCTGGGTGTAGTCCAGCAGATCCTTGGTCTCCTGCTCGATGGCCAGCTCGAGCTTCGAGCAGTTGCCGATAGCGAGGTTCGGCCCGGTGGACTGGTCGTAGGGGCCCATGTAGATCCTGCCCTTGCCGATGTAACTCTGATCAGCCATGTTCGCGGTCCTCAGGTGTACGGGTCACCATAGCCGGTGACGAAGGTGACGACGAGGGTGAGCTGGGCGCCGACGACAAAGCCGCCGTCGTCCCGGGGCTCCGAGTTCCACTGGGTGGGCTCGAGCTTGATGGCCTGGCCGCCCACGCGCAGGTCTGTTGGGTCGAGAAGCGCCTCTTGCAGATCGGCGACCAGCTGCTCGCCGAGCTCGCCGCACGTCTGTGGGGTGGCGGCGCTCACCCCCTCCACTACGATCGTGCGGGTGAGACGGATCCGCTCTGAAGCACCGGAGATCTGGGCGACCTCCGCCAGGCCAGGCCAGATCACGACGCACGGCAGATCGGAGGCATCCAGCGCCGGCCGGGCGTGGTAGACGCGGGCCCCGGCATCGGTGTTGTAGTCCTGGACCAGGCGGATGGTGCCAGCCCGGGCCATCAGGGTGTCGATGATCTGCTGGGCGATGGAGCGAGCCACGTCAGGTGATCCGCAGCGACAGGCTATCGGTCCAGACCAGGCCGTTGGTATGGTCGGGGTCGTAGATGACGAGCCAGACGTTTGTGTAAAGCCCGGCGGTCAGCGACAGTCCGCCGAGCGCCAGGCGCAGGCCCTTGGCCGACGCGCCGCAGTAAGTGAGGTCGACAGGCCAGTCGAGCGCCGTCGGTGTCGTGTTGGAATCCACGCTGACGGTGTCGCTGAGGCGCAGCACCACCCGCGTCACCGGCGTCGGATCGACCGGCAGATCGTCTGCGAGCAGCACCAGATCGGCCGCGTTGTCGCGGCCGGCCCAGAACGCCAGGGCCTCGCGGCAGATCGCGGTCATCAGGCGAAGGTCACCGCCAGCTGCGCCGCCTGGAAGCTCGGGGCGGCATCACCGCTGTTGATGGTCTTGCTCGCGGTCAATGCCCCGTGGAATAGCAGGTTGCCCGAGCTGGCAGCATCGAAGATCCCGAAGTGGGTGACGGTGCCCCAGTTGGCGGTAGGGCTCGGGAACGTGATCGCGCCATTGTTGGAGGTCGCTCCGCCGGTGCCGCTGGAGGCGGTGGTCGAGCCGGCGGACTGCGTGCCGGCCCAGTTGGCCAGCGCGCTCGTGACAGAGACGCGGGCGTAGCTGCCTCCGGAGACCTCGGTGCCGCCGCCGCTGTCGCTCGGGGCAGCGGTGAAGAGCGCGACGTAGAGCGTCGCCGGGGCTGAGAAGCTCTGGGCGCGGAAGATGTGGTCGACCAGCTTGTTCTCGAGGTAGTCAGACATCGCGGACATGGCGTAGAGCCTCCATTAGTGACGGACGTTGACGCGGACCGCTCCGCGACGTGGGGTGAGATCGGCGACGGTCAGCCTGTAGCCCTCCAGCGCGCCGATGCCGCCGGTGGACAGGGTGCTGGCCCAGGCGGTGGCGATGGCGCTGGCCTGGGCAGCGAGGTCGATGCGGGTGTCGAGCGCTGCGGCGACCGTGGCGAGCACGTCCACCGCGCCGACCAGGGAGCCGGGCCCGGTATCGAGCGCGGCGCTGATGGCTGCGCTGGCGGTGATCGGCCCGACGAACCAGATCCCGGTGGCCAGCGGCGCCGAGACCGTCGCGGCTGCGCTCAGGGCGCCGGCGCACCGGATAGCCGTGGTGAGGGTTGCGCTCGGAGCTGCGCTCGCCTGCACCGCGGCCAAGAGCCCAGAGCCGGCCATCAGATCGGCGCTGGTCGTGGCCGTAGCCGAGACGGCCGCCTGCAACAGCACGCCGACGGTCAGCGCTGCGGTCGCGGCGGCGGTGGCGGTGGCCGCGGCGGTCAGCGTCAGGCCGGCGGTGAGTGTGGCGTCGACGGAGCCGCTGGCGCTCAAGCTGGCGGCAAGCCGGACCGCAGTCTCAAGCCCGGCTGATGTCGTGGCGGTGGCCGCGGCGGATGCTTCGAGGGTAGCCCCAGCGGTGAGCGCTGCGCTGGTCTGGGCCGATGTCGTGAGGGCGGAAGCGAGGCGGATCGCAGTCGTGATTTCGGCCGCAACGGTAGCGGCGGCCGTCAGCGAGCCTGCGCAGGTGATGGCGGTTGCGAGGCCTGCGCTTGGCGTCGCTGCACAGCTCGCGGACGCGGCGAGCGCGGCGGCGCCGGCCTGCAACGATGCAGTGACGGTGGCTGCGGCAGAAACGGAGCACGCAAGCTCAGCCGCCCCAGCAGCACCGGAGGTGCCGATGATGAGGAGGTCACTGAAGTCGTTGCGTGGCATTTTTGAGGATTCTCGGTTTCGCTGACTCGGCTATCCAGCAACCAGGAACTGATAGTTATCCTTGGAGATCGATAGGACCTCCCCCTCGTTCAAATGGCGCAGATACACTCCGGCCGAATAAAACGAAATCACGGACTCGGTTTCTGCTTCACCGTTTGGGTACGCTCCGATGCAGAACGCCCTGTTGTAGTCTGTCATTGCGTCCCCGACGCTAGATGTGTCGGATAGCACGCCGTCCTTATAAATCCTGGCGTACAGGTCTCTGCTAAATGTACCCACAACCACCATCGGCTTATTCAACGTCACTGCGCCATGTGGAATTCCGCACGAGATACTGGTGCCTACAAAAAATTGTACCTCCTCGTCATACTGGTTGTTTTTTAACCCAGTATCTCCGGTGTTTGCATCCCCCCACATCCCACGACAGAAGATCCCCTCCGTACCGGCAGAACCGTCGTTATCGAAGTCATTCAGCGAGAAATGGCAGACGATCGAATGTGGCCCGGCGATAGCGAGCGTTTGCGAGACCGTGGTGTAGTCACCATCGCCGTCGTAAGCTTGATAGTCAGGCCCAAACGAGGAATTGACGGTCGCGACCGTTCCGCCGGTCAGGGATCTGATCCCTGACGGTGTCCACAGCACGAAGAAGTCCGGGGCCAGGGGGTGAGTCTGATCGATGCGAACACGACCGATCGGGATCCGTCTAGGCGTTAAAAGCCGCTGCTCTCTCACCCACGCGCTCGGGATCAGCAGCTTGGCCCCAACGTCAGGGGCCTTGTTTGCTGCTGACGTCCCGAGCAAGCGCAGGACGGGGGAGCGCGGCATGGATTACGCCTCGTCGCTCAGCAGGCCGTGCGGGCGGAACTTCAGCGTGCTGCCAGAGGACGCCCAGGTCGCGTTCGCCCGGTTACGCAGGCCGACCTTGTATTTCCCTGGCGGGACGGTGACGCCACGGCACGCAGCTCTCGGGGTGGCGGCCCCGTCCGAGTCCTTGATGGTGAACCAGCCGGCGTACCAGTTGTTGTTCTCCGGCTTGTCCGTCGTGGTGTTGCCGGTCCAGTCCGGATAATTCGTCCCGTCAACGCTCGGAACGACGAACAGCTCGGCCCCGGCATCTGTTCCGTCAGGCGTGAACGAGCCGAGAGCAAGCTCGAAGTCGATCAGGAGGTACTTGTTGCTGCTGTTGTCGATCTCGTCAGACAGATCGGTGTACTCGTTATCGGTCAGGCTCGCCATCGTCTGCGTTCCGTTGAACGCAACCGAGGTGGCGCTGTCGAGATACCCTGAGCTTTTCGCAGTGGCGTCGGCCATATCTCACCTCACACGCTCAGCGCCGACGCAACGTCGTCGCTGGATAGCGAGCCTTCCCAGTTGAGCTTCAGTGCGCTTACCGTGTTCGTGGTGACGACGTTTCCACCGAGCACCACCTCGGCCTTAGTCGCCTTGCGCCGGACGGACTCCAAGATTGCAACGCTGTCGGTGTTGCCCCAGATATCCTGAACGGCCTTGCGTTGCTTCAGACGGGTCATGTCCGCAGGCGCGAAGTCGAGCATCAACCGCCAGGCGTCACGCTTGCCCGCCGTCGACAGATTGTCGAACTTGGTGATGTCCATCGCCTCGTATAGCTCACGGGCACCGACACTCGACATCCACGCATCGGTGTCCGTTAGCTGGTTGTACCACTCGGCGATCTTGGTGGTCTGACCGTTGGTGCGGTACTGCATCAACGTCGCGTCAGTCTCGGCCAGGATTGCCGCTTTCAAGGTCGCCATCTGTGCAGTCTTAAGCGCCATCTCACTCTCCTCTTTCCACCCACTCCCGAGCCACGCACGCGAGGCTGGGGGCTAGGCGGGGGTCAAGAATTGGTAGGGATCCATAAACAATGATTTCATCTCCACCGCAGACATCTTGTCTGCAAACAAGAAGATGTGTTTCCAGTAAACAGATACTCCTGAACCCGAATGAATCATTTCCATTCTGGATCCGGTCGAGCCCCACGGTCCAGGGAGCCCAGTGGTTTCATTCACATATCCGTTATGCATAGCAACGGTTCTTGTTGCAGAACCTTTAGACCATGAAAAACCAAAAGCAAATGGAGCTTCGGCAACCCTGGTTATAGGAATAGTTACATCGTACCCCACTGACCAAAACGCAGAGCATATTGGCCTAACCACTAAAGACGATGAATCTGAAGATTGGGTATTTATCTGGAGATTATTGGCATCCCCTGTAAATAGATGCATCTGAGAGTCGTTCTGATGCCACCTCCCAGCAACAATTATAGTAAACGCCTGGTTTCGTTCTATGTTATTACTAACGTTAGTCGATGTACGAACTTCTATTGGGAATCCACCAAAGCTAGCAGTATTTCTTATGTGCTCACCATCAGGAAATACCTTTCTCTCTAAGTATGTTGGATATCCGGCTTGGTCAATGTAAACTCCCGTGTTTGCTATGTTATTAATAAAGAATGGACTGTTGTCGGCATTTGGACCAGTAAAGTTATCAGGAGAACGGATTAACGCAACGATAATTGGGACCTTCTTGCTTGCCCAGTGCTGCTTATCTAATGTCATTGGGCCGGTTGGTTTCAGTCCGGGCACCATCAGCCGCTGATCTCTCACCCACACGTCATCACACGCGAGCGTCATCTCACATCCCCACGGTGCTGCACGCTTCCTCCATCGCCCACGTTGCGCCGTACACCGCAGCGAAGGTGGCGCCGTCGAGGTCGAGGTGCTCGCGTACCATCGGCAGCAGCTTTGCTCTCAGCAACCTGGCGTGCTCTTCCCGGTGGTCTTCGTCGGTCATCACGGCTTCTGTCCCTTCAGCACCCCGCTCTCCCACACCCGCTGCCACCAGTTGTCGCGTTGTGCGCTGCGGTTTTCCTGAACGGATAGCCTCTGATCGAGCGCGAGCATGCGCGCATTGATGCCCTCCGCGTACAGCTCGTGGTCGCGACGGTGCCAGCCTTCGGAGGTGTTGCCGACCAGGCGATCCCTGATCGTTGCCTGGATGCCGGATACGCTCGACTCCAGCGCCGGGATCCGATCCCTCAGCTCATCGGCAAACTTCGCCATCGACTCGACGTTGTACCGATGCGCCGGTGCCGCCTTGAGGTGTTCTTCAATCAGTCCAAGCGCCTTAAGAGCGCTCGTATTGCCGACCTCAACCTTGAGGTAGGTGGTTCCGACGGCTCCAAGCACGAGCACGAGCGCGCCCCACCCGGCCACAGGAAATCGCCACCCCGCCGCCAGGCGCACCTCTATGGCGTGCAGACGCTCCAGCAACGTCTTGTGATTTGACTCGCCCTCCGCTTTCAGAGTGTCGATCCGGTGGTGGATGTCTCTCAGCTCAGCGTCGATTGTCTTGCCTTCACCTGGGTCGTCGTCTCTCATCGTCGGGAGCCCGTGTTGCTCTCAGTCACTGTGACCGTTCCATCTCTGCCTGCACGCAGGCGAGCACAACCACGACGCCGTCGTCTGACTCGACCCGCTCGACCTGGTAGCAGCGATCGGCGGTCTCGATCGTCTCGCCGCGGCGAATGGCCGTGACGTCGCCGATCTCAGCCACCCGGGCATTGACCAGGACCCGCCGGGTCCGAGCCTGCGCCTGAAGCCCGTCGGGCTCGGTCTGCACGTCGCTGCGCACGATGACGGTGATGGCGCGGGCCTCGGCCGCCGTGCGGTAGGTGGCCGGCTGGCCCAGCACCGCGAACAACGACGCGGCCGGAATGTCCCAGTCCATAGCTTGAGCCGGCCCCGAAGGGCCGGCATGGGTCCGTTACGCCTTGGTGCCGTTCCCGGGCGTGAGCTTGACGGAGATGGTCGTCACGCCGTTTCCCGCATCCTCGAGCGCCACGCCGAAGTCGGCCACGTCACCGGACGCGCTGGTCGCCTGGTTGTCGTCGACCTCCCCGGCCGACACGTCCCAGTCCACCGTCTCGCCCGCTTTGATGACCGCGCCGGAGACTTTCGGGAAGATGTAGCTGGCGCCGAGATCGACGATCCCGACCTCACCGCTGGCCATCCCTTCCTGAGCCACGCCGACGCAGGCCTTGCTGTTGGTGCCGACGACCAGGATGTCGTCGACCGCGATGGTGCCGCCCGCGGTGTACTTGGCGGAGATCTTGTCACCCTTGAGGTAGGTTGCCGATGCCATGTCAATCGCTCCTGATCAGTAGACCGGCGGGGCTTTCGCCCCGCCGTGCAAGGATTACGCGCCGTAGTTGAGGTAGAGGCCCCGGTAGTCGAGCACCGCGACGCCGAACGGGCAGCTCATCTCGTAGGTGATGCCCGGGATGTTGCTGACCATGCTTTGCTCGACGCGCGGGGTGACCGGGCCGCCGACGCCGGCCACTTCGACCGTGCGCCGGCCCGCGGCGAGCACCCAGGCCGTGGCCGCAGGGGCGGACGCGACCAGGCGGTACTCCTCGACGGGTGCGAGGTTCATCGAGCGCGCCGAGTTGATGGAGCCCGAGAGCACCGTGGCGCCGGTCGACCCGTCCACGGTGACCGACTGCAGATCCTGGCTGTTCAGGACCTTCAGAACCGTGGCGTACAGGCTCGGCCCGTGGATCAGGAAGCGCGGGATCGCGGCAATCTTGCGCCCGTTGGGATCGTTCTTCGTGACCATCGCGGCCCGGGCCGCGTTGAGCGTGGTCTCACTCGGCGCGGCGCCGGAGCCCGAGGCGATGTAGTTGCCATGGTTGGCGTGGAAGAGGATGGTGGAGTCCTCGTCCATGCTCTGACCGTAGCCGCCGCTGCCCGCGGTGAAGAGCGCGGCGTGCACGACGTCACCGATGGTGGCGTTCGCCGCCTCGCCCCAGGCCTGCATCTGCCGTGTCAGCTCGCCCAGATCGTCGTTGACGATGGACTGGATCGACAGGCCGTACTTCAGGCCGTACAGGTAGCCCGTGATCCGCTGCTTGACGTCGGCCAGATCGCCATACTCCCACTCCTGGTTCTCAAGCATCTTGGTGAGCTTGTCCAGCAGCGCGACGTTGGCGCGGGTGTGCGTCTGGTAGTTGCTGAGCGTGCCGCTCTGGGTCCAGATCTGCCAGGACTCGTTGGCTGCAGCCCAGCCCTCCATCGCCGAGAGGTTGGCGATGTTGCCGAGCACCGCCGGCAGGTGATCGGTGCCGTGCGAGGGGCCGGCGGCCATGACGGGAATGGCGTTGACGTACCGGCGCGCGATGTCCTCGCGGCTGCCATAGGTGCCCATGCCGCGGGCGCGCAGCTCCTGCGCCATGACGTCCACCAGCGACATCGATAGGTACTCGCCGCGGCGCTCCTGCTCGATCTTGGCGCGGTCCCGCTCCAGGCCAGCCTTGATCCGCAGCGCGGCCTCCAGCCCCTGCGCCCGCTTCTCGCTGGCATCGCGACCCGCCAGCATGGCGCCGCCCAGGTGGCGCGAGGCGTTCGGGGGGGTGCTGTAGCTGCGCTCGGCGCCATACTGCACCGGCGCGACCACCGGATCGGCGCTGCGGGCCTGCAGCGCCTCGAGCAGGCGGATGCGGGCCTTGGTTTCGTCGCAGGTCACGTCGTCCATGCAAGCGTCGTGAACCGCAGTGATGGCATCGAGCGGGTTGGCGGTGTACCAGTGCGCGAACACCTCGCTGATCACCTTGCGACGTGCCGCCTCCAGGCGGGCGCCTTCCGCTTTGCCGGCCTCGATGGCTTTGGCGTGAACGGAGACGGCGATCGGATCGGGCGTGCCCTGCGAGCCGCCCTGAGATGCGGAGTCAGTCATCGGATTTGCCTCAGGTGAGCGGCTCATCGCCGCGGGAAGGTTGAAGCGCCGGGCGTCCTGCTTCAGGGCGGCGGCAATCTGCAGGGTCGGCGCCTGGTCGCTGATCGCGTCGGCGAGACCCAGATCCACAGCCTCGGCGGCCGTGAAGTAGTGATCCTGCCCATCGGTCAGCCAGCCGCGGACGGTGTCCGCGTTCGGCCCGCCGTCGCGCAGGTAGGAGCTCAGCATCGCCTCGGCGTGCTTGTCGAGGATCTCGGCCATCTCGCGCATCTCGGTGGCGTTGCCGATCGCCGCGCCCCAGGGGGCGTGGATCATCAGCATCCCGTTCTCGGCGACCTGGACGGTGCGCCCGGCCATGGCGATCAGGCTGGCGATCGAGTAGGCGACGCCGTCGATGTGGGTGGCGACCTCGCCGTCGTAGCGGCGCAGCGCGTTGAAGATGGCCAGCCCGTCGGCCACGCTGCCGCCGAAGGAGTTGATGCGCACGTCGAGATCGCCGCGCAGCTGGCCGAGCGCCTCGACCACGGTCTTGGCGTCGTTGCTCTCCTCGGCGTCCCAGCTCTGCCCGATGTCGCCATAGATCCGAAGCTCGGCGCGGGTCGGGCCCTTGGCCTTGATCTCATACCTCGGCATCGGTGTCTTCGTCCTCGGGCTCGGGGGCGGTGTCCGCAGCCGGCTCGGCGGCGGGAGCGGCGGGCTTGAACGGATCCTTGGCGCGCTCGGCGTCCACCTGCGCGGGATCGCGCCCGAACCGGCGGATGATGGCGGGGCGGCTGTCCCAGCCGTAGTCCTGATCGATCTGCGCCGCCTGGCGGTCCTTGGTGGGATCGATGGTCGGCATCGCCGGCCCCTCGATCCGAACGGCGAACAGTGACGCGGGATCGGCCTTGCGCAGCTCGCGCGCCGGCAGACGGCCCTCGGCCAGCGCCACCCGCAGCGGCTCGCGGTAGAGCAGCGGGTACGCGAAGTCGCGCACGAACTGGGCGCGGTCCTCGGTGATCAGATCCCAGACGTGGATCCACTCGGTGCGCTGCGCCGCGTAGGCGCGGTCGAAGACGTAGGCGATCCAGGAGAACGCGACCCGACAGGCCGCGGCGAACTGGCGCAGCTCCTGGTTCACGAACTCCACCGCGTTCTGGTTGGGGTGGCTCGGCGCGTGGAAGTTGAGAGACTCGCCGGCCTTCAGGTAGTCGAGGACCTGGAGCTCGGTCACGTCCAGCTCGTTGCGCGTGCTGGCGTTGGGATCGTCCCCGGGCTGGAAGTCCATGTCGCGGTGGATCGAGGCGAACAGGTTGGCGCTCGCCCGGGCGGCGCGCCGGTGCGACTGCTGATACTCGGCGATGTCCGAGGCGCGGAAGATGACGGCGTGGAACAGCGTGACGCCACGGGTGGCGTCCAGCTCCTCCTGGCGGCGCAGGTGGACCATGTCGGCCGCCGGGATGGCGGTCGGCTGCAGCGAGGGCGCCGAGAACCGCCAGAGCTGGGTCGAGGGGGCGTAAGGGTAGACCCAGTACGTCCTGGGGGCGCCCCACTCGTCGCGCTCGATGCCCATCTGGGCGCCGGCGCGCTGATCCATGAACCCGTAGGGGACCAGCTCGGAGCGGATCAACTGCACCTGGTAGCCGACGCGCTCCGAGGTGCGGCCCCGGTAGACCTTGCGCCCGAACATCTCGCCCGCGCAGTCCCAGTCGCGCCACGCGAGGCGCTCGACCTCGGCTCGGGCCAGCTCCCCGGTGACGTCGGCAGCCTCGGCCCAGCGGCCCACGGTGTCGCGGATGGCGTCGTTGACCCCGGTCAGCAGGTTGCCCTTGCGGTCGACCACCATCGGCTCGTAGCGCAGGCCCTCGCCGACGCCCTTGTTGACCCGCGCGTCGAGCACGGCCTTGATGATCGCGGAGTTGTGCGAGAGGTGACGGGCCCAGTCGCGCAGGCGCTGACCGGCCGAGTAGATCTCGGCGTCCGCCGACTGGGAGACCGGCGGCGACAGGTTGAAGTCCGAGGCGTATCCGGCGTCGTACCGGGCCCGGAGCGGCGTCACGCTCACATCGCGGCCCCGCCCTTGAACACGACTCGCCGGAAGCTGGACGCAGAAGCCGAGGCGATCAACCGTGAGAGGCGGTCACGCTCCAGGCGCAGGGCGTCCAGATCGTAGGCCACGGTACGGTCGCCCAGCGTGACGGAGGACGTCCCGGCCGCCAGGATGGCGTCGATCGAGTCGATCCGGCTCTGGATCTCGGAGCTGGTCACAGCGCTGAGTCTGGCCGCCCGCGTGTTGCAAAGTAAGGCAAAAACGCAACGACTTACGGATCAGCGGATCAGGGACTCCCGGCGCCGCAACGCCCGGTAGACCGTGGTCGGGTGGACCTGCAGCACGCGGGCGGCCTCCCGAGGGTGGAACGGCGCCGCTTCGTGCGCCGCTTGAGCTGTGATGAGCGCGCGCGCCGGCACATAGATCCGCGCGCCACCCAGCTCGGCGCGGGCCACGCGGTCGATGACCTTCGCCAGGTCCGAGCCGGCCTCTCTGGAGATGATCTCCATGAGCGCGGACCAGCTCATCGGATGATGTGGCGCTGTGCTGAGCGCGTGCGCGCGGGTGTTGGGGCTGGCCTGTCGGGTGCTGGCAGCGGCTTTTCTGGTGTTGCGATGGGCGCAGAGAAGAGATCCCCGTTC